CTCTCCAACTTTGACTTTGCCAAAATTGTGCGCTTGATTGAGGAGAATGACAATGATGACATTCTCTGAAGTCTTTGGGCGCATCGCACTCATTGTTGCCTTGCTGATGGGCATAAACCATGTTTTAACGCCATCACCACAGTCACAGAGCATCCAAGTCATCAGCAAGAAGAAAAGTCTCTTGAAGGCTTGTGTCAGGCTTCACAAAAGAAAGGCAAAAAACTATGCAACCGTCTGTGAAAAGCGAGGAATCTATGTCTGAATGGAAGACCCAACAACAAGTCTACGACGAACTCAGAAACGACATTTTGGAAGAAGTGGCAGTCGAGATTGAGAAGATGAAATGCTTTGGCAATGACACATTGAGTTCTTTTGCAATTTTTATCAGGGGAATGAAGCGATGAAGTCATTAAGCAAACTACACCAAGAGGCAATCACTCAAGCCCAAAACGAAACTGACCAAAACAAGGCAGCGGCAATGGCAATGATTGAACGACCGATTGAGATGATTAAAGCAATCATGCTCAAACATGAGTTGGCGGTCATAGAAGTCATGCGTGAATTGCATGAATCCCGTGAAGCCGCAGTTAGGGCAGAGCGTGAGGCGTGTGCAAAATTGTGTGAGGATGGAATCATCAAAGGCGGTGAAGTGTTTGCCGCAAAAATCAGAGCAAGGGGAAACACATGAGCAAAGACACAAAATGGGACAGAAGCATTGAAACATTCTCAGATGAGCAGTTGCTGTTTGAATTGGTCAGGCGCAATGGGTTTCAAAGAGCCGCCAAGAAGACAGAGTATTGGGGCGATGGCTGGGTTACAAGTATTGTGGGCATTGGCAAAGACAGTAGCGTATCCATCACGATGGATAGAGATGATTTCAAAGCATTATCTGAATTGGCTGTTGTTGGTTTTAAGGAGTGATAAGCATGAGACAAATCTACATATGCACCAAATGCAAACGCCATGTTCTGACAATCATTGCACGATGCCCACACTGCGGAGGTAACCCACAATGACAAAAGATGAAGCATTGAAGCTGGCACTGGAGGCGTTGGAAAACAATAAGCAAATGCATTACTACTGTGAAGATACTTGGTATTCGTGTCCGCAACACGAAGAAGGGTGTGCCAACGATTCAGTCGGTGATGAGTGTAATTGTGGCGCTGACAAAGCAAACGCAGAAATTGACAAAGTTATCACCGCCATAAAAAAAGCCTTGGCACAGACGCAAGAACCTGTGGCGTGGATGAAGCGCATCAATATGCCCGGTGACGATTGGGATGCGTATGACTTTAGCGTCAATCAATACGGAGATTTTCAAACGCCACTCTACACCACCCCACCACAGCGCATATGGGTAGGGCTGACGAATGATGAGTTAACAGATTTGTTCTACAACACAAATTTAGGTCAACAAAGTGCTGTTGCTCAAGCCATCGCCTTATTGAAGGAGCGCAACACTTGAAAAACGCATTCGACTACAAGGGTCAACCTTCAATTTGGACAAGAGATTCTGAGTTGAAGATGATTACACTTGGCAAGAAAATTGGCCTGAAACGCAGAGAACAACTGCGTGAAAAAGAAATTCAAGGTCATCATCCACTCCAAGCAAGAAAGAACAAAAAGTGACACAAGATGAGATTCTTAAAGAGTTGCGTATCGTAATCGCTGAAAACCAGCAATTTACTACTTGGACAATATCAACACCGCATTTAGTGGAGTTGGTCAACAGGGCAGTAAAAGCAGAGCGTGAAGCCTGTGCAAAAGTGTGTGAATATAACTTTAGTGATGGCGCACTCATTATTGCCAAAGCAATCAGAGCCAGAGGAAACGCATGAAAACAGCATTCGATTACAAAGGTCAGTCATCTGTCTGGTTGACAGACGCAAAGATGAAGCGGTTTAAGCAAGGAGAGGAATATGCCAAGCGCAAACAAGACAAGCGTGGCATTCACGAGCAAAACCAAGTCTTCATTTACTCAAAAGCCCTGTCTGGCAAAAAATGATTCAGCAGATTAGGACATTCTTTGGCAGACAAAGAGGTGAAAGCGGTAAGCGTAGAACCGAAGTCAGGATGGGAGTTGCTTGGATTTGCTTGAGTTGCGGCAAAGTGTTCACTAACAAAGCACTCGCAGACATTCATAAGTGCAAAGAAGAAAATAAATTGAAAATGTTAGCAAGCACTAACTAGAGTCAATAGAAAATACTTATTAGAAATTATTTATGATAGAAAAAATTGTCTAAAACATAGGGTTTTCACTAATGTTTAGTGTCGTACACTATGCTATAATAATAGCACTAGGTAGGAAATCTAGTCTCGTTCATTAACAAGTGTAAAGGTATAGCCATGAACCAATTGAGTGAAAAAGCGTTGACAAAATTTTGGTCTTCAGTATTTGATATTGATGAGCTTAATGTTTCTCTTGAGAACATCAGCACTGATGACAAAAGAGAAATAAAAAGCTATTCAGTAGCTGAAGTGGTAAAAGAAGCAGAGTATGTATTGGAGTTATTTCTTGATGGCACTGCTCCACACTGGAACAATCAAGATTTAACAGGCGAAAATGGTATAGAACAACAAAAATGGGCAAAGGGTGAAGTTAAAAAACTCAAAGCCCTAATCAAGAAATATAAGTAACCTTTAGGGGGAAACCCCTATTGGTTATTTCTTTCTGTCTGACAGAATACACACATTGATATGTTTTTAACAGGAGTGAATGATGATTGATTTAGAGAGAGACAAATGGATGGCACTGCAAGACATGAATTCAGAAGATGTTGCAGATGCAATATGCGATAGCCAAGCTATCGTTGAGGCAATACAGTCAAACGCATGGGCTGATGTTGCAGACATGATTCGATCAAGAGTCGAACTCAAAGCAGAGCGATTGGCACAACTCGACAATGATCTGCCGCTGACCCCTTGGGTAGATTCAATTGAAGAACTTGAATTGTGGCGTTATTACCGCATGGAATTACAGCGTGAGGCTATTGAACAGAACAAGCCTAAATTACCTAAAATCAACCCTTACCACAGCGAGGCCAGCAATGAAAACTAAGCTGAATCTTGAGAGAATCATTGAGGAGCATTCAAATGAGTATTACTGTGCGTTCTGCATTAAGCCTCGCAACCCAACAGATAAATGTTGTGATGACTCGTTTTTTATCTTATTTTCAGATTTGGACACCCACACTCAGTTTGAAAGAGCGTCAGAGATTGCTCAGAAAGGCGGCTAGGCGAGTGAAAGAACAACCTAAGACGCAACGGGTGGTTATGCCATCCAAACTCATCACCGACCCAACATTCGGGTATGTGAACTCAGCCCTGACAAATGTTCAGGATACATGGAAGAAGCATTCAACAGGAGTAAACAATGCTGGATTATTCAACAATCCTAATGAGGATAGAAAGAACGACAAAGAAGCTAGGGGACAATTGTCTGCACAGAAAATTCGAAGGGTTCAGTAGTGATATAGCCCAAATGCACAGCGATTTGACGCTGTTGGCAATGTGGGCAGTCAATCAAGAGGCGATAGATATTTTTAACGATGTAATGGGAGTCAAGGAATGAATCAAGAACAGGTGTTAAGTCTTCTCAGTAAGAATGTCAACGAACATACTGAGAAAAAAGGTGGTTTGACATATCTTTCATGGGCGTGGGCATGGGCAGAAGCACTCAAAGCAGACCCTAATGCAACTTACAAGATTGAGATGTTTGGCGACAAGTGTTACATGGACATAAACGGCACTGCAATGGTGTTTGTCACAGTCACAATGTTTGGCAAAGCAATGACTTGCCAACTTCCAGTGATGGATTTCCGCAACAAAGCAATCCTCAACCCTGACGCATTTGCAGTCAACACTGCCATCATGCGGTGCATGACTAAAGCACTGTCATTGCATGGTTTGGGTCTGTATATCTATGCTGGAGAAGACTTGCCTGAAGGCGAGGGTTCAGACATAGATGTCAACAGCATGATTGACCATTTAGCGGCTATTGAAGCGGCATCCACGATTGAGGAATTGAAAGATGTTTACACAGTTGCTTATGGTGCTTGCGGTACTGATAAGGCTTGGCAAAAGAAAGTGATTGATGCTAAAGAAAAGCGTAAAGGAGCATTGAAATGAGCAATAAACCCACAATTAAATTGACCGAAAGAACAAGTTCTGGCTTATGTGATGCTTTATTTGAAGAATTTGATTTGTTGCGAAATGGCTTGAGTGACTCTCACCGAGCATCAGCCGTAGCAAAACTAGCAGTTCAAATTATCAATACCAAAAAATTAGAAATTGAAGCGGCAACTTTTCATAAAGCTGGTTTGCGATTTGTGCCATTAGCCTTGACTGCAAAAGGCATATCAATTGGAAAAAATTAACATGAATGAGTTTAAGTTCATTATGGAAAAATCAACTCATCCAGACCATGAGGAGGTTAAAGAAAAAATACTTTCATTATTTAATGAAATTCAAAATTTATATAAACAACACATACGCAAACCAACTGGAAAGTTATGTGATATTTGTGGCTTGGGAGATAAAAATAACATTTACAAAATAAAAGATGTTGTGATGGGTTATGAACATCGTAAGCATTTGTCTCCTTGTTTGTGCAATAGACACGCTTGTGGTTGGAATGCATCGTATGTTCGGAGTCGTTTGATGTCTAAAGGAACAACAGATGAAGAAATTGATTTGCACTTTGCTAGACATTTAGTGAATCATTTAACAAGAGCATCAAGAACGAAATTAGTTAAACAGGAGATGATATGAGTGAAGTTGAACAAGGTACACCAGAATGGTTTGCACAGCGTTGTGGCAAAGCCACTGCTTCTCGTATCTCTGACATTGTTTCCAAGACAAAGACAGGCTACAGCGCAAGCAGAGCAAACTACATGGCACAGTTGGTAGTCGAGCGCATGACCAACCAAGTGGCAGAGTCTTACTCAAATGCCGCTATGGAGTGGGGGACAGAAAACGAACCCTTTGCCAGAGCCGCATACGAGGTCAAAACAGGCAATACAGTCGATCAGGTATCTGCTATTGACCATCCACGCATTGCCATGTCTGCCGCCTCTCCTGATGGGCTTATTGGTGACGATGGATGCCTAGAGATCAAGTGTCCCAACACTGCAACCCATATCGACACTATTCTTGGTGACGAGCCAACAAAGAAGTATTACGACCAGATGCAGTGGCAAATGGCGTGTACAAACAGAAAGTGGTGTGATTTCGTGAGTTTCGACCCACGGATGCCATCGCACTTACAACTGTTTGTCAAAAGAATCGAGCGCAATGATGACTACATTGAACAACTCGAAAAAGAGGTAGTCCAGTTCTTAATGGAAGTGGATGACAAAGTTAAAAAACTCAATGAAATTAAGGTGTAAATATGGAACAGCGCGACAATAGTGGAGTACTTTTTACTAATGACAAAAGGGAAAAAGAATCACATCCTAATTATAAAGGAAACATTAGGGTTGATGGGAAAGATTATTGGATTTCTGGATGGATTAAAGAGGGCAAGAACGGCAAGTTCATGGGACTAGCTGTAAGCCCCAAGGAAGACCAACCAAGCCAACCTCAAAGCAAGCCTAAAGCTAGGATTGAGGACATGGATTCGGACATCCCGTTTTAATTAGAACGGAGGGGAAAGCGTAAGTGAGTACCCACTAACTTAACAGGAGTTGATATGAAGAATTTTTTTGATGGATTGATGAAAATGGCAAACTTTGAGGATTTTGGTACAAGCCCTCATAAACTGGTTCGTAGAGACTCGCCAATTACTTCTTTTGAGGCGGCAGTCAAAGTAGATACAACCAAGCTAGAACAGCTTGTTTACGAGGCTATAGGCTCTTTTGGCTCAAATGGGTGTATATCCGACCAAGTGCTAGATATGTTCCCAACAATGCCCTATAGTAGCGTCACAGCAAGGTACAAAGCCTTGCATGACAAAGGATTTATTGAAATTATTGGGACTAGACAGGGAAAATCAGGCAGAAACCAACGAGTAATGAAAGTTAAAAATGTTAGCTAACATACTTAACATAATTCTGCTTATGGTGATAGGTGGAGCAGTCCTCGTCATTGGTATATGGGTCATACTCCACCTATTTGACGACTCAAGCCATTAAAACATCAATGGCGTGTTGAGTTCTGGCAACCCTGTCATCCAATCCATGTGTACCACCATTGATACGCTTTGTCAGGGTTGTCATGTCATTGGCATCAGCAAACTGGTTCAGTTTATTCTTGTCCCAAAACCAGCCAGCAGACAATGCCGCATACTGAGGACTAGATACCAAATCAGGGTTTTCCACTAGATCAACACCCAAAGCATCGCCACAAGCCCTGTAGTTGTCTTTCCCTGTCAACTGAATCAAACCCCTGCCACGATACTTAAATCCGTCTCCAGAGGCTTCATTTCCATTGCCCATGCGGTCAGCGTAGACCTTGTTGGCAATCTTCTCAGGATTGCGGTGGTATGGCTGTGCCACATCCAAAGATGGGAAACGCTTAGGCCAAACCTTAGTCAACCCTTCAGCAGAATAGTTCAGGTTTTCTTTGAGAGCAGTGAATCCACCGCTTTCGTGAGCGCATTGCCCCAAGAAACAAGCCTGTCTTTCAGGCGTTGAAATATCGAACCGATCAAAAGTTTCATTGATTGCATCTATCCACTCCTCTGCCTTGATAGGCGTTATCTTTAATGCTTGGGCTAACTGTTCACTGTTCATTTGCTCTCCTTCTGGTTAATCATCTCTCTGACTTGGTTATAGGTTGCGATACAGGCGTTGAGCTTTCTGGCTGTGATGTCGGCTTCGTCTGTGATGGCGAGAATAGCTCTAGAAGTCTCTGGCTGAAGTTCGGCTGTTGGGGGGTCAGATCGCTCGGCAACGGGGGCATCTGAGGTGGCTGATAGGGTTGGGCAGGAGGTCGTTTTGACAGGAAGCCGCAACCGCAAAGCACCAGAGTCAATGTCAGTATTACGCTTTTGAATGACAATTTTTGCATTGTTGTTTGCCTTTACGAGTTCAGTTGCTTGTTTTTGCACCGCTGTCACCAGTGCCTGTTCCTTTTGCCTAGCCTCTTGGTTAAGTCGGGCAATCTCCATCTGCTGTTTGGCAAACTCGTCTTGCCCACCCTTGTAATAACCACCGCCAAAGGCACTCAGCATCGCCACTACGATGCCAAGAAGCACATACGGGTTCAATATACTCATTCTTTGGCTTCTAACTTTGGGTCGCTGTCAGCATCAGCATCAGCCTTGGCAATAGCCTTGGCACTGGCTGAAACAGCACTACGACCAGCCACGCCACCCAAAACACCAGTTACAAACACCATAATGGTGCTGATTTGCTGTGTGTAAACCTTGTCAATCGGAGCCATGCCTGACATGGGCTGAGTCACATAGGTCACAGAGTACAAGAACATACCCATAGAACCCACCAAAACAATCAACAAGGCAAAAATCACCATTGCCCAAATCCTTACCTCAATTTCTTCAGCAGTCATGCGAGTGCTAGGCTTGTATCCAACTGTAGGCATTATTTTTTCTCCGCTTCAGGTTTAACAAGTTGCTCAGGACAAGTTCCAGTTGCAACACAAACAGGGGGCTTGCAGTCCAAATTATCCCAATTGCGAGGGTCTTGGCAAGGATACCTAAACTTGTCATCGCAACCTGTTAGCAAGACCAACAGGATTGACAAACCCCAAATGCAGTAAATGTTCATTTTTCTTTCTCCCTATCTTTTTGTTCAACTTGTCTTCTCAACTTCTCAACCTTTTCAACCTGAGTCTTAGCCTCATTCTTAGTCTCCAAGATGTCAAGATAAAGAAATGCCATCAAAGGCAACAGCAAAGCAATCAGTACGCAAGCCGCAATCCAACCCATTACTTCTTCCCCCAATGGCTTACGAACAGGAACCACATCCACAGGTAAAGGAGGAATATAAAAGTCGCTACCACTGCCGCTAGCTTTGCTTGTAGGTTTCTTTCTTCCTCTTTGCGTAGCCATGCCTCTTGCCTCTTGATCGCCTCTTGCTTCAACCTTGCCTGAGTCTGCTCCTCCTCAATCTTGTCTTTCATGCTGAAGACCTCTGAGTACAGTGCGCCCATCTCAGGAGGGCTTTGATACACCATGCACTCACGAATCTGCACCACCAACGCATCCATCTCTTGCTGTGCCATCACCCTCTTTAAAGCCGCTTCCATGTGGTTTTGGTCAGGGTCATAAACAGTCAGACTCTTTTCTTCTTCTTCCCTTATATGTGCCGCTAACTGCTCCTGAAGCCTGAAAAACTCAGTCAGATTCTTGACAATATCAACTTTGACTTGGGTTTCGTCAACAGCAACGAACTTTTCCTTCTTTTTCGCCACAGGCTTGGGCGTTGACTGTTTTGCCTTGGGTTTGAAGAAGTTACTAAAGTTACTCCAAAATCCAGTAACTTCCTTATAAACGCCAGCAACCTCATCAACAGTTGCCTTGACCTCCATGAAGGACTCTTTGGCTTGCTTGTACAGGTCACAGCCAGCTTGAATCTGCTTGACAAGTCCTGCCGCAAGAAGGCAAATACTAATCGGGTCAATTTTGTGTCCTTATTCTTCTTCAACAACAGCTTCTTGGGGTCTAACCACTTCACTTGGGCTTGCAGTAGCGGAAACACCAAAATAGTTCTGTCGCAAAGCCCCCAAACCAACAGCCGTAGCAAATTTATTTACATCATCTGGAGTGACCATTGTCTTCAATTGGATTTCTTCGCCTTTTTTGGTAAAGAATTTTGATGAAGCGTTGACAATTGATTTCACCCCATTCTCATCTAAGAACAATTTGCGTTGAGCATCTTTTGTTGCTTGATCTATGTTTTGTTGTCCAATCAATGAAAGAATGCGAAAACCTTTATTGAAGACACTTGCAATTTGATTTACCAAAATGCCAGTAATTCTTTGAGGTGCTACGCCACCCATTGCTCTTTGCAAGGCAGATTCTTGTTCTGTAGCGGCTTTACTAAAATTCAATTTACTAATGTCAAGAGTTTTAGACAATCTTGAAACATCAGCAAGTGCATTTAGATTGTTGTATTCGTTTATTCCAAACACCTTAATGAAAGCACTTGAATTTTTATTCAAGTAATCCAAAGGACTAGGACTGTCTAGCATTTGAGTGACCAAGCCATTTTTTACAGCCAAAAGGCTATTTTTCTGATCGCTAGGAGATAGTTTTTTTAGATCAACAAAAAACCTATTCAAATAACCTTTACCAGCAGAATCTGTCATTTTTGATACGATTCCATCTACGCCTCTTACATCGTAATCTTTCAAAAAACTTTGTCCTGCCCTAGTCATTGCATCTTTTGCGGCATCATCAATAGCAACCTTTTCAGAAGCTAAGTACTGCGATTTAAGGGCAATATTAGACAATCTTTGTTTCAACGCAGGAAGCTGGTCAACAATGTCACTGTAACCACCATTTGTACTTGTCTTGCTTAAAAGATTATCAAGTTTTACAGGGTCAATAAACCCATCTTTGTTTAAAGCTTGGTTGTATAACTTTGACATGACAGACTTCTCTGCCAATGAGACACCTTCCTCTCCTGCAACATTTAAGAACTGTCGCATGGCAGTTGGACTAGAAGCAATCAAGGGAGAAATCTTTTCTGCATAGTCAACAGATGTAATTTTTTCTATTGATGCCGCATCTTTGAAAGGGATGCCAACTTTATTAAAGTAATCTGTATCAAGTGCAGACATTGCTTGACCAAAAGGCAATTTTTCACCTCTAAAGTCAATTACGATGTCTCCACTAGAATTTTGCACTTTGTCTAATGCTTCATCAACTCTTGTCTGCAACAACCGCAATTTATCTTGTCTATTCGGGTCACGAGTTTCTCTGATGTCTTGAGCAACACGCCTTTTCAATGAATCAAGGCTTGTTATGTCCATACCCATTGTCAAGTCTGGTGCTGTGGTGGCTAATGCGCCAGCTTCACCAGCCATAGGTTGTCTGCGCATCGCCTTAAATTTAGAGGATTGCTCACGCACTAATTTAAGCAATGGAGCTTGTTTTGCCCAAGGGTCGCCTTGAAATAACTGTTCTGCTGTGTTGAGCAAATCCTGAGTATCTTGCGCTGGCAACAATGCACCTTGCTTGGATGCTTGACCTAAAACAGAATCGTACTCAGGACGCAAAGCATTTTTTGCGGCTATTTCTTTAGCCACTACAAGGTTTTGTATTGCAGTGCCAATTTCTGCTGGTTTTGTACCACCAGCAATATTTGCTTGTATTGTCAATTTGTTCAATTGATCGTCAATAAATTTTATTCTTTGGTCGAGATCAACTTGTTTTTCAGTTATTTTTACTGCTCCAGAAGGAATTTCCGCACTTGGCTTTGGATACAATTCTGTTGCTTTTTTACGAACTGCCGACTTGAGATCAGCATATAAATTATTCAACTCTGTTGCAAATTCAACATCATCTGTGGCTAATTTTTTTAGAGTGCTATTTAAAACAAGATTGTCTAATCCTGCAATAGCCGCACTACCTTTTGCACCAGTAACAAATTCAATTTTCTTTTGTACATTTTCTAGTCTTGTTTGAAGCAGAGGGTCTGTTTTGATTGCTTTTTCAATAATATCTTTTGCTCTTGAAACACCCTCAACATTTGCCAAATCCTCAACATCAATGTCGTTTAATGAAAGACGATCACTTAGCATTTGACCTGTTTTGATAGTTCCTCCACCAGATGCCAATGAACCAATAACAGAACCAATTACTTGACCGGGGACTCCAAAATATTGGCCTCCTGCTTCTCCTCCATATTCGCCACCTAAAGCACTGACTCCAGCAATGCCAGTTTGTACACCAACACCTTTTTCAAACAAACCCAAACCACGAGCCATATTGCTCAATCCTTGTCTGGCAAGGCCAGCACCACTAAAAAGATTTAATGGGTCTGTCACTGCACCAGCAACTGTTCCAGCGGCTCTTTGTAACTGTGTTGCAGGACGCATCTCAGGTTTCAAGCCCAAACTTCTTTGAAACTGGGTATAGGCTTGTCCTGCTGTACCTTGAGGAGGTAATTGAGATGGAAATTCTCCTTCACTCAAGCCATAAAGAGCACTGCTTTCAGCCATGAGCGCAGGAATAGAAGATAAACTTCTTCCAATGCTTTCTGTTACATACTCCCCCATTGTTGGAGGTGGTGGCTGATCACCAATCAATGTAAATGGCGATTGTTCAACAGCTTCAGAATCAACAGAAACTAATTTTTCTCTCATAGAATTAGCAATTTCTGCCAACTTACGAGCATCATCTACATTTCCTGCGGCATCAGCATTACGCAATGCTTCAATTACTTCATCATAAGTTGCCATAATTACCTCAAGGTTTTTTTGGTAGATATTTGTTAATTAACGCATCATCAGATTCTGTAATTTTTGGAGAAGGCTTTTTTCTAAATTCAGGAATATCTGATGCTAAATCAAAATCATCATCTGTAAAATTAGATCGTTTTGCAAGGGTTCTTTGAGCTTCTATTTCTGCCCGACCTTTTTGTAAAGCCACCTTGCGGATAGCTTTAACAGTGGCTTTTATTTTTTCCTGAGTACCTATTGATGGTGTGCTCGTAAAAGCCGTTGATGTCATATCAACTAATTGACCAAGAATAGATGGGTCGCCACCAGCCGCTTGAATTTCTTTTTGACTCAAGTCTCCACCAGCTAATGCTTTTGCCAATTGCACACGAGCCGCATTAAATGCTGAGAAATTATTCTGCTTTATAGACAAATCAAGATTCTCAAGCGCAAAATCTGTTGAATTAACAGTATCTCTAAATGGTTTGACTGTTGAAATTATGTCTGCTCGTAGTTTAGGAATGTCTTTAAATTCTTTGACTCCCGGAATAACAGTTGCACCTTCTCTTGCTTTTGCACGACCTTCGTCTTCAATTCGTTTATTGACAACACCTTTTTGTGCTGGAGTAAGTTCTGCAAAAGGCTTGTTTTCAAACATTTCAGCAGAAATTGCATCTCTGTCATTAGTCAAAGACAATTGTTTTTCTGGTCTTTCATATGTAGCAAGTTCTGCTTCAAGTGCGGCTCGTTCTGCTGGGCGCAACAATAAACCACCAGACTCAGGTCTTAACATTCTAGTGATTTCAGCAACTCTTGCGCCTTTTCTTTCAGCTTCTGATAAATTCTCAGGACTTTGTAAAAGTTCCGCTACTCTGCGTTTAAATGCGTCACCTGTTAAACCTTCATCAGTAGCAATTCTTTCAGCAATTTGAATCTTGGGTGTAACGCCTTGTTTTGTCACACTTTGGGCTTGTTTAATTCTTACCAATGCAGTTCTTGCTTCATTCGCAATTCTCATTGCTAACTCTGGAGCACTTCTGGCATATTTCTGAGCAACTCTCAATTGCTGTTCAGGGTCACTTGGGTCAAGTTCACTCAAGATTTGCTGTTGCAAACCAATCATGCGTAACTGTGGGTCTTGTCCACCCAAAGCACCACCAACAACATCACCCAACTGCTGACCACCACGGTAAAAACCATAGTCTGCTTGTTGCATAGGAGATAACTGTGCAAATGCCAATGCACGATCACGCATAGCCGCTTGACGCTTTTGCAAGTATTCCATCTCTGCCGCACGAGAGATTTCAGGACTAAACATTCCACCCACAATAGATGAAGGTGCTTGTTTTACTGACAGTGCTGAGTATGGTTCAGCATCAGGTATTAATTGAATATTCTCCATCTCTGCTGGAGCAAATTCAGTAAGGAGAGATTGGCGAAATGGTGGACTCATAATTTCCTCAAACCTTTTTTTTGCCATTTCAGACCTAAGTTGTTCTTCTTCTCGAATTCTTCGAGACTCCAAATCCATATCGATATTAGTGTCGAAAAGTCTATCCATTGGAATGGTGTAACCGTTTGTCATAATTTAATAACCTCCTCTATTTCCAAATGGACTTTGAGTCATATTACCTTGTGGCGTTGCTCCAAAAATATCAGACCACTTTATTCCACCTACAGCTTTTTCTAACCCTTGTTGAACATAAGGATTGTCAGCAAGTCCCATCAATGTTTTACCAATTCCACTACCGCCTGACCCACCTTGGATAGTCTTAGCCGCACCCATGCCACCTGACAACAAGAATTGACCAACATTGCCGCCAGCACTAGCAGAACGACCACCCAATTCCATACCCAACTTCAAAGGTTGTTGAG